GGGCTGCAGGTCGCGTTCACTATGGCGACGACGCGTGAAGCGGCGCGCGCTAAGTTCATGGCTGACGTGTGGCCGATCATGGATGAGCTCGCGGACATCCATGATGACGTGAAGGTGTATCGCGGGCAGGGTTTCGAGGGCGCGCACATGGGCGGCAGCTCATTCGTCGTGGTGGCACCGAATGATAAGGCGTTCCGGTCTAAGGCGTTTGACATCATCATTGTGGATGAGTCGGGGGCGGCTGAGCCTGATGTCGTGGAGCATCTGATGCCGGCGCTTCTGCCGACGCTGGACACTAGCGACCTGGGCATGCTCATTCTGATGGGCACGGCGGGCGATTACCGAGCCGGGAACCTGCTCTGGGATGCGCTGCATGACGATGACGCCGCCGTGGTGGACTACAGCCCCGGTGACGTGATCGATGTTGCAGCGCTCGCGGACTGGGACTACGCAGAGGCCATGCTGGAGATGTATCACCCTGGCATAGGCACGCTGACTACATCGGAGCGGATTAAGCGCAACTGGGCTCTGATGACTCCTAAGGCGTTCGCGCAGGAGTATCTCAGTGTCTGGGGCAACGCCGGCGGCGAGGGCGGCTTGTTCAACAGCGACCAGTGGACGGCGGGCCTGCTGCTGGAGAAGTTGCCGACTCCGCCTAAGCGTTTCGCGTTGGGTGTGGCGGCGAGTGATGACAGTGCGGCGATTGTGGCGGCGTGGAGGGATGAGCATGGGCAGGCAAGGATTGTGCAGCTTGACGGCAGGGCGGGCCGTGCTTGGCTGCCGAATGCAGCGCGAGACATCTCCAGACGGCACCGTGTTCCTGTGGTGCTTGACCCACGATCCAGCACGATTATGGCCGATGTCAAGCAAGCTATCGAACAGCTCAGGCCAGCACCCAGGCTAGAGGTTCAGGATTACGAGTCCGTGGCAGCCGCGCATGAGCGGATGAAGCTTGAAGTGGAACGCGGCACGGTGAGCCATTATGGACAGCAGTCGCTGACGGATGCGTTCCTGGCGGTGAAGCGTGTGCAGATGGGCGCTAAGTGGAAGTTCGCCAGCATGAAGGAAGGCATCGACATCACGCCGGCGCAGGCGGCAACGCTGGCCCTGCGGTACTACGATTCCCAGCCGCGTGCTGTGCGTGGCACCGTTGAGGCGATAGCGGTGTGAGTGTGGGCGCTCGACGGCAACGACTCCGGAGCGCCCACGAAGAAGACCGTATCAGATACATTCAGATGAATGCATCGTGCGCTAGACTTCGGGCATGGGACTGAGGAGCGATATTGCCGCGCTGGCAAGCTTCGCTGAGTCCACGCTGACGAATCGTGGCGAGGTCGGTATCCGCTCCCCGTGGGCCGGCGATCTTACGCGCATCGTCACGACCGATCTGCTGAACCTCTTCGAGGAGACTGTCGGCACTGAGTGCCTGAGCCGCGAGCAGATGATGAGCCTTCCCGGCGTGTACCGCGCTCGCGGCATCCTGCTGTCTCTGCTGGCGGACAAGCCTCTGCAGGCGTGGCGCGGTGACCAGCTTCTCGACGTGAAAGACACACCCTCATTCCTGTACCAGACTCCCGGACAGCTCGGCCCGTGGCAGCGCATGGTCCGGACGATCGATGATCTGATCTTCTACCCGTACAGCCTCTGGATTTGTGTACGCGGTGCTGAGACGGATGGGCGTAAGCCGATCCTGAGCGCTGTGCACTGTCCTTACGAGTCGTGGAAGATCAATGAGGTTGGTCTGATCGAGCTGAAGAACAGCGACGGCGGCTGGGATGTGGCTGACGAGGATGAGGTCATTCTCATTCCCGGACCCTCTGAAGGTCTCATCGCTTATGCGACCCGCACCATGCTGGGCTCGCGGGCGCTGGATCAGGCGTGGGTGTCCCGCGCGAAGACTCCGGCCCCGCTGACGGAGCTGCATCTGACCGATGACACGCAGCTTGATGACGAAGAGATGCTGGCGGTCCGGGACGCCTGGGTGCTGGCGCGCCGGCAGACGGACGGCAGCGTGGCGATGACTCCGAGCAACGTTGAGGTCATCGATCACGGGCAGGCTGACCCTGCCCTGTTCATCGAGGGTCGCAACGCCAGCCGCCTGGACATCGCGGCTTTCTTCAATCTTCCTGGTTCTGTACTGGATGCGAGCACTGCCACGGCATCGCTGACCTACGTAACGCAGGAAGGCAACCGGTCCAGCCTCGATGACATGAGCCTGCCCTACTGGTATCGCGGCATTGAGTCGCGGCTGTCTCAGGATGACATCGTTGCTCATGGGCAGTCTGTCCGTTTCGACTTCACTAGTCGCGGCGGCACGGCGATTACTACGGAGGATTGATGACTGATATCGAGTTCGGCACGTTTGCGGTCGATCAGGCTACGCGCCGCGTCCGAGGCATCCTTGTGCCGTGGGGCGAGAAGTCTCGTACTTCCGCTTCTAAGACGAAGCCCATTACCTTCCCCCGCGGTTCTGTCACGATTCCCCGCGACCCCGCTGTAGTGACGCTGAATGTCGGGCATGACAGGTTCTCCCCGCTCGGGCGCGGCGCTCTGTTCGAGGATCAGGAAACCGGGCTGCATGCAGAGTTCGAGATCGCAGACACTGAGGAGGGTGACCAGTGGCTTGCCGATCATGGCCTCTTCGTGAAGCTGTCCGCTGAGGTCCGCGATATCGTCCGCGATGCCGACGACAACGGGCGGGCCAAGCTGACCGGCGCGGCGCTGGTGACGGAAGGCGCGTTTGCGTCTGCGGCGCTCTTCGCTATCGACGGCGACCCGGACGACGAGAATCCCAGCATCGAGCTGGCCAATGACACCGCTGAGGCACCCGCCGAAGAGGAAGACGAGCCGGACGAAGAGCCGGACGAAGAAGAAGAAGGAGACGCAGTGGCTGAGGCATCTGCATCTGAGGTCATGCTGGCGGGTCGCACTGCGGCTCCGAAGGCTGAGCCTCTCACCCGTAATGCGCTGTTCGGACTTGTCCAGAAGGTGGGCGCAGGCCAGGGCACGCAGCGTGACATCGAGATCGTGAAGGCTGCATTCATGCAGGAGTCCGGTCTCTTCGCGCTCGATGACATCACCTACAACGCCGCCGGCGACATCGCACCCCTTCTCCCCAAGCAGTGGCTTGGCGAGGTCGTGGATGGCGTTGTCACGGAGCAGAAGTATGTTCCGCTGTTCGGTTCGCAGAACCTGACCAGCCTGTACATGACCGGCTGGAAGTGGAACCTGAAGCCGTCCGGCGCTACCTGGACCGGCAACAAGACTGAGGTCCCCTCCACTCCCGCGAGCTTCACGCAGGTCTCCGACACGGCGACCCGCTGGGCTGGCGCGAACGACATCGCTCGTGAGCACCGCGACTTCGGCACCCCTGGCTTCTTTGAGGCTTACGACCGGATCATGCGTCAGTCGTTCGCTGACTGGCTCGATGCGCTGGTGCGTACCGAAGCCCTCGCAGCGGCGACCGACCTTGAGGCCGACAACCCGGCATCGCTCACCATCGGCGCGGGCTGGTCGCAGCTCATCGATGGTGCGCTGGCGATCACGCAGGCTGGGCTCACCCCGACCGGCGCTGTCATCTCCAACACGCTCGCCAAGGGCATGCTGAAGTTCCCGCAGTCGGACATTCTCGGATACCTGTCCGGCGCGCTCGGCCTGGAGGGCGGATCGCTCAACGGCTTCCAGTTCAAGTTCGACGGAAGCATCACGGCGGACCACATTCTCGTCGTGGCCCGTGGCGCTGCTGATGTCTACACCCTGCCGGGTTCGCCGGTTCGGGCTGAGGCGCTCAACATCGCTAACGGCGGTGTCGATGTCGGATTCTTCGGCTATGGCGGCTTCTTCGTGAACAACGCGCTCGGCATCGTCGATGTCGCGCCTTACACCCCGTAGGGATTGACTCATGGCTAAGAAGCTGAACGACGTTGAGCCCGCATACGCGGATCTGAAGGTGGCGCAGATTGACGCAGAGCTTGCGTCAAACAAGGCCCGTGACGCGGAGCTGACGGAGAAGCGGAAGCTGTACGCCCCGCACATCACGAAGCGCACCAGCACCACGCAGAAAACAAGCTGAAAGGCGATAGGCCCGCATGGCTACTTGGCACACAGTAGAGTCCGCCCGCGATCAGTGGGTGGATGCTCCGACGGATGAAGGCGCGGACCCTGACGCGTCCCTGTCGGAGCTGCTGGAGTCTGCCAAGCAGGCTGTGCGGGCCTACGCACCAGCGCTTCCCGATGAGGGTGGCCTGGTGATTGACGAGGATGGTTATATCGTCAACGCCAGCAGCGGCGCAATCCCTGACAGCTACCGTGTCGCGCAGCTCATGGAGACTCAGAACCTGTGGAATAAGGGCAAGAGCCCTGGCGCTGGCGACTTCGATAACGGCGCGTATGGCATCCCTGCGACGTTCCTTGCCTGGCATGGTGTCGTGCGTCCTAAGCAGGGTATCCCGGTGATTGCATGAGCAGCCGCGACAGTCTGATTGAGGCGCTGGAGCCGATCCTCTCCGACACTGTCGGGCTCGAGGGCGTGCGCATCGTGAAGAGCGTGCGCAACATCGGGCAGCTTTCGCAGGTGAACCTCATTGTCAAGACTGACGCCTTCGAGATCAACCCTGCCGCGCCGCGCTCTACGGCGGTGGGACAGTTCACGCTGGTACTGGTGTCTCCGCATTCCGATCTGGAAAAGGCAGAGGATCAGCTTGACGATCTGCTGGAGATTCTTCTGCCGGCGCTTCTGAGTTACAACATGGTCTGGTCACGCGCTGAGCAGACAGCGTTCGATGACTCCCATCTTTCATACGACATCGCAATCACCGCCATATCCAGTTAGGAACAGACCATGGCAGCTACATTCGCACCGATCATTCTCGGAACGTCAACACTCACGATCGACGGCACTGCGTACGCGACCCAGATCAGCAAGGCTGTCTGGACTCCGACGAGTGCCACGACGACCTGGACCGCGATCGACGGCACCACGTTCACGATCAATCAGGCGGCGACCTGGGTGCTGGAGCTGACCTTTGCCCAGGACCTAAACACGCCGACTGGATCGCTGACACGCTTCCTGCATGCGAACGAGGGCAGCAGCAAGGTCGCTGTGTTCAAGACCATCGGCGCTGAGGCTGAGACCGTGACCGCGACCATCACGATCACGCCGGGCGCTATCGGTGGCGACACCACGGCGGTCGCTGAGGCGACAGTCACGATGGGCAGCACCAAGCCTGTTCTCAACACGGCGACCTGACCCATGCCGGTCCAGCGCTCAGCGGACTGGGATGCGGCAGTCGCGGCAATGCGAACCATCGATCGCTCTTTCGCGTCTGCGATCAAGAAGTATACGAAGGCTATGGCGGAGCCTGAGTGGAAGAAGGCTGTCAACAGCCGCACCCGCACCAAGCTTCAGGAGCGCGTCATCAGTGCGACCACGACTGTCTCAGTGGCGAACACGGGCGTCACGGTGCGAGCGGGCAGCAGGGGCCGTCCGCTGTCCGGTGGGCTGTCCATGAGCGCCGCAGCGGCACCGGTGGAGTTCGGATCGAATAAGTACAAGCAGTTCGGCCCGCGTTCGCGTAAGGGTAAGGCGTTCTATCCTGCCGCTATCTCGATGACACCTCGGCTTGCGTCACTGTGGGCGCAGACGATCATCAAGACTGTGGCACTGGCGATGACAGGGAAGACAAGCTGATGGCGCTTACGTTCAGGATCAAGAGCGATGCTGACCCCGCGATTGCCGATGTCAAGAAGCTCGGCGATGCTGCTGGCGATGCCGGTAAAGACCTCGACAAGATGGGCGATGCTGGCAAGAGGGCCGGTAAGGACATCAGTAAGGGCCTG